ATTATCGAATAAGTGGATTAACGGAGATTGTTTAAAAGAACTAAAAAAAATGGATGCTGAAACGGTAGATATGATTATTACTTCACCGCCATATCATAATCTAAGAGTATACAGTAATGATCCATGCGATTTGAGTAACTGTGAAAGTTATGAGGAATATTATTATCTTTTAGGTCTTGTAATTGCAGAATGTGAAAGAGTATTAAAGCCGGGTGGAAAATTTATAATGCAGTTTGAAGATTATAATTATACACTTGGTAGGGATAATCGAAGAGGTAAAGAATCCCTTGTTGGAGAAATTAATAAAATGTTCATTGATAACGGATTTGTTCTTTGGAGCGAAATTTGTTGGGAGAAATATACACCACAAAGAGCCATGATTTCAGATGGTTCATTATGGTATAGAAATCTTAAAGTAAGAGATGCAATTATCGCAGCAAACTTTGGATATGTATATGTGTATAAAAAGAGTACAACTGGTGAAATGGAAAAAGAAAGCGGTTCAGATATTACTCTTGAAGAATGGGCTACATACGCTTCTGGTGTATGGAAAATTCCTAATACGTCAGTTGGTGGTGCAAATCACATGACACCATATCCATATGAATTATGTAAACGTCTTATTAAATTATATTCTATTCCTGGTGATGTTGTACTTGATCCATTTGCAGGTAGTGGAACAACAAATAGAGCTGCGATTGAAAATGGTAGAAACGCTATTGGAATTGAATTAAATGAAAAATTCTACAATGCGGCACAGGAAATTTTTGATAAGTGGGATGATTCTATTTTTGAATGTGACGATAACCATGATAAGATGATTGATCGTTTTAAAGAACAGCTTGCTATTGGAGAACTCAATAAAGAAAAAGGCAAAGCTGAAAAAGAAGAACAGAAACAGATGAGAGATAGAAAGAAAGAACTTCGTGCAGAAATTAAATTACTTGAAGAACAGTTAAATGCTTTAGGTATGAAGAAGTCAGAGATTAAAAAGTTAAAAGAATCTGTAAAAGATGAGGTATCTGAATAATTGGAAGAAATTTGGAAAGATGTATCTGAATTTAAAGGGTTTTATCAAGTAAGTAATTTAGGTAACGTGAAACGAATTGGAGATTATTCAAATCAAAATAGTAGTTGGAAATCAGAAGTTATATTAAAGCCTAGATTACATTCTAGTGGATATTTAAAAGTTATGCTTTCAGTTAATAATAAACATTATGATAGATATATTCACAGGTTAGTAGCAACTGAATTTTGTAAAAATCATAACCAGTTAAAATATAAAGAAGTTAATCACATTGATGGTAATAAGACCAATAATAACTCTGATAATTTAGAATGGTGTGATAGATCTTACAATAATAAACATGCTTATGTTAAAGGATTACATACGGTACATGGTTGTTATGGGATAAAAAAGAAAGTTGCACAAATAGATATGAACACAAATATTGTTTTAAATATTTTTAATTCTGTAGAAGAAGCATCTAAAACCGTTGGATTAAAAAGATATGCTAATATTTCAGCTTGTTGTGGCTTTCAAGACCATCCAAATAAGTATAAGCGTCCTGTATTATCTGTTAAAGGTTTTAAATGGTGTTATGCAACAGAAAAAATGAAAATTGGAGATGTAATATGATTTCACTAGAAATTCCAGTAGAGAAAATCCCTTATGTTAGAACTATTGAGGGACGAAAGTTTAAAGCAGGTAAATGGGAATTTCCAGATTCCGCATTGCCAAAACTACAACAATATGGATTAGTTTCTTTTGATATTAAGGTAAAAGAAAAGGAGATTGTTCAATATGAACTTTCTCCTCACCTTAGAAAATATCAAAGTGACATTGTGAATAAAGCATTAAACGAAGAATGTTATGGTATTTTTGCAGATACAGGAACAGGTAAGACAATAATTGGATTAGAGATTGCTAAACATTATGGAAAAGCTTTGATTCTTTGTCCATTATCTGTCATAGAAACTGCATGGATTGATGATTGTAAAAGCTTTTATCCAGAATTAAAAATTGTAAACTGTTGGGGGAATACAAAGAAAGATAGATTAAAAGCATTAAATAGTGAATCAAACATTTATGTAATGAATTATGAGAGTTTTAAAATTCTCAAAAAACAGATTTTTAATATGGATTTTCAATGTGTAATTATTGACGAAAGTCAAGTAATGAAAAATATGACCGCACAAATTACAAATGAATTATTGCAGTTGATTGATGTTATTCCTCATAGATTTGTTCTTAGTGGAACTCCCACACCTAATCACAACTCAGAAATTTTTCCACAAATGAAATTTGTTGATGCTGAAATATTTGGTAACAATTTTTATGGTTTCCAGGCAAAATATTTTCATCAACAAATGGACAATCCTCACGTATGGTATCAAACAGAAGAAGATAAAGAAGCTTATTTTAATAGACTTAAAACTAAATCTGTGTTCCTCAAAAAAGAAGATTGTGTTGATTTACCACCAAAGGTATTTGAAGTAAAAATATTTGAAATGGATAAAGAACAAGATAAACATTATAAAAATATGATCAAAAATATTCAAGACAACATTAACGAATGGTCAAAATTTGAATTTACAGCAAAATTGATGAAACTTCGTGAGATTGTAAGTGGATTTGTAATAAATAAGGATAATACTATTTCTGATTTTGATACGAATAAAGATAAATTATTAGAGGATTCACTTCAGGAAATCGGTGATAAACCTGTTATTATTTGGTGTCAATTCCAACATGAAATTGATCGTCTAGTAGAGAAATATAACGGTGTAGCTCTTACGTCTAAAACAAATAATCGTGATGATATTATTCGGAAATTTAAAAATAACAAAATTAAGAGGTTATTTACGCATCCTAAACTTTTAGGTAAAGGATTAACATTTACAAATTGTACTTACAACATCTATTATTCATTAAGTTTTAGTTATGAAGAGTTTCGTCAAAGTCAAGATCGTATTCATCGTATTGGTCAGAATAATAAATGCACATATATTATTTTACAAGGTAAAAATACTATTGATGAAAAAATATATAAATGTTTGCAACGAAAAGAAAATGCAGTTAATGAGTTGTATTTAGAGATGGGATTAAAAGTAAATCAAAATGGAGGGAAAAATAGTGAAAAATAGCGAAATATTAATGAAATATCTAAGGATATTACAAACACAAATTCAAGATATTGGTAATACTTTACATGATTTTGAAACAGAATTATATAAAGAAAAAGGTGAAAATAATTATGAAAAAATGCTACCATGCCCATTTTGTGGAAATGAAAATGTTGAACTTACCTGTTCCATAGATAAAAGAGATGGTGAACCTATAAAATACATAAAATGTAATTTTTGCGGTGGACAAAGTATTCCTCTTAAAGGTATATGTACAAATGACGCTATAAAAATATGGAATAAAAGAGAAGAGGTAAAATGATGAAAAAAGAAAGAATGGACACTGTTTTAGAAGTTTGGAAAGATTGGTACATTAACATGCCGGATAAAAGAAATGAAGATGACAAAGAAGCTCAAATTATTCAGATGGAACATGGAAATAATGACATGTATATTGTTGAAGTTTTAAGAAAATTTTGAGGTAAATGTATGAGTCATATAGGTGATAAAACAAATTTACAACAACCAAGTACAGAATGTCTATGTTGCAAGTATTGGATTAATTTAACAATACTGCATGGAAGACTTCAAATTGGAGGATACTGTAAATTAGGATATTGTAAAGTGTGTCGTAAAAGTTTAAAAGAGAAAAATAAATGATATGGAAATATATGTAAGAATGAAAAATAAGGAGGATTCACTTTGAAAGTTACAGTAACAAGTATTACAGGATTTTATGAAGCATTTGTATCTATGTTTATGAGTAAAAGAACATGGACACCAGATCTCGATAAAGAAATTCATGAAGTATGTAAAAGGGTTCTTGATAATGATGGGAAGTTGAATGATTTTCGAAAGCAAGAAAGCATTGAAAAATTTAATAAATGGCTTGATATGTTACTTCGCATGGGGAAAAGACATATTACTGTTTTGAGGTACATTGATATTACAATTATGACAGAAGGATTACATAGAGCTGGACAGGATGACATTGATGCCCATGTTAAACGTTTTGAAAATAGAATTATTAGAAGTAGTACACGTTTGGCAACCTTTAAAGAAGGAGAAATGTCTAGTTTCTATGATGGTAAAATTCTCACTGACGGTCAAGCTTGTAAAATTCTTGGTTTTGATTTACCTGATAAAATTAAACATAATGGAAAAGAGTATGTCAAATCCACAAATGGTTATGTATTAAAAGAATATGAAAATAGTAAGGATGTAAAACGAGGGCTTTATATGTTAAGTATTCCAAGTAACTTTATATCTAAAATTAACTTATGTGAATGGGGACATGTGTTTAGGGAACGTTGTGTAGATGGAGGAGCTAATCCAGAAGTCAAAGAATGGGCAGAACAGGTTATGATGCAAATTACAAATTTTCACAAAAAAATTACAAGAGATTATGTTTTATCAATTCAAAATTAAATCCACTTAAAATGAGGAGAAAACAAATGGAAGAAGTAATTAAAATCTTTAATCAAATTCAAAACACAAGTAGTACAAATGTTAAAAAGACTATTATCGCAGCTAACAAAGATAATGAATTATTCAAAAAATGTTTAATGTTTTTGCTTGATTCCAATATTGTTACTGGTATTAGTGATAAAAAATTAAACAAAGAGTGTTATATTCTTGGATATGATCATTGTAATTCATTCGATATGTTAATGGAATATTTAAAAAATAATAATACAGGATGTGATTATGATATAAGAACAGTTATAGCCTTTATTGATAATCAACCAGAAGAATATCGAGAATTTTACAGACAGATGATTACAAAGAAGTTTCGTCTTGGTTGTGATAAAAAAGTAGTAAATAGTGTAATTCATGATTTAATTCCATCATGGGATGTACAACAAGCATATCCTATTTCTGAGAAAAACGAACCTAAAAAAGATGAATTATTTTTTCTTTCTCAGAAATTAAATGGTGTTAATTGTAGTTATTATAAAGGAAAGTTAATTAGCAGACAGGGTAAACCATTTACGGGTTTTGATCATATTATTAAA